ATCATATACAGGTGCGTCAACTGTATGTCAGGATGCACATGGCTCTTGTTATTTTAGACATATCTCTAATACAGTTTATAATTTTGTAGCTACAAGAACAAATATCTATCAATTAGCATCAGGAGCATTTACATCACGTAAATCTAGTTTAAGTGGAGCAGCTACTGATTTTTTTACATTCACACAATTTGGTGAACATGTTATTGCAAGTAACGGAGTAGATGCACCTCAATTTTATTTAATGGGTACATCAACTAACTTTGCAAATCTTTCATCAATTCAAACTGCTGGAACTTGCCCAGTCTTTAGAACTTCAGGAGTTGTACGAGATTTTTTAGTAACTGGTAATATAACTAATGCTACTAACAGAATACAATGGTCAGGCATAAATGATATTACAGTATGGGAAGGCAAACAATCTGATTCTCAAGATCTTCCAGGATCAGGTGGACAAGTTGTTGCTATAACATCAGGCGAAATTGGATATGTATTTAGACAAAACCAAATTATTCGTATGGACTATGTTGGTGGAGCAACTGTATTTAGATTATCAGTAATATCTCCTAATAGAGGAGCAATGTATGGAAGAACTGTGTGTCAAGATAATAGACAAGTTTTCTTTTATGCAGATGATGGATTTTATCAAATTAATGGTGATTCTGTTTTACCAATAGGTGCAGAAAAAGTTAATAGATTTTTTGATTTAGATTTAAACAAAGCATTCTCTGACAGAATATGTGCAGCTGTAGATCCTTTTAATCAACTAGCTATGTGGTTATATCCAAGTACATCTAATGCTAGTAATACAACAGGTATTTGTGATAAAATTATTATTTACAATTATTCTACTAAGAAATGGTCTTTAGCAAGTGCTAATGCCAGTACTATTTTTTCACAATTTGTTGGTGCATATACAGTAGAACTAATGGATATTATTTCTGAAAACCTTGATAACATTAGTGCATCTTTAGATACTGATTTTTGGTCAGGTGGACAAATGCTTTTAGGAGCAATAGACTCAGATTTTAAAGCTTCTATCTTTTCAGGAACTAATAATGAATGTGAAATTGAAACTTCAGAATTAGAATTATTTCCTGGTTTAAGATCTAATATTACAGGAGTAAGACCTATTGTAGATGCAGCTGCTACAGTAACTTTAAAAACAAGAGAAAGATTAGCTGACAGTAAAACAGAATCTAGTTCATCTTCTATGGTTAGCTCTGGAATTAATCCAGTAAGAGAATCAGGAAGATATGTTAGAGCAAATATAAAAGTACCATCAGGCACTATATTTACTCATGCAGAAGGAATAGATTTAATTGCAACTAAAGCAGGAATAAGATGAGTGAAGCAAGAAATATAGACAATGTTAGATATTCTTTTGAAACACAAGAATATTTTCAAAGACAATTAGAAGAAGCAGTTAATGCTTTAATTAATAAAAATAATACTGAAAGCGATAAAGCATTCAATTGGTTTATGGGATTTAGTGGAGGTGGTATAAAATCTGTAAGCGAAGATTCTACTCCAACATTGAGTGGTAATTTAAATTTAAATGGATTTGGTTTCCAATCAGGAATGATTCCATCGTTATCAGGAACTGGTAAATCATTAGTGTTAGGATTTTAAATAGGAGAATTATGGCAGGAACATTTATAGGAAAATACGATACAACAGCAGGAAGCAACTCAGCAACAGCATCAAATTCGGTATCTGTTGCAGAAGGTATGCTACCATCTAATATTAACGATGCATTCAGAGATGTCATGGCAGACATTAGACAATGGTACAATACTGCTGAATGGATAGAATATGGAGACGGAGCAGGAACATACACACCTACTTATGTATCTTCTACAAGTTTTAAAATAGGAAGTGCTAATGTTACTTCTATTTACCACGTTGGTAGAAGGGTTAAAGTTACAGCCTCAACACCAGGCACAATTTATGGATCTATTACTGCTGTTTCTTTTTCAAGCGATACAACAGTTACAGTTTCTTTTGACTCAGGATCTTTATCTAATGAAGCTATAACACAAGTATGTATTGGAGCAATTAGTGCAACTAATACTTCAATGCCTGAAACTACAGCGATTACTGGAGATTACACAATAGATGCAACAGGCGATATTATTCTTGATGCTGATGGTGGAGATATTTTATTTAAAGATGCAGCAACTACTTTTGGTAGTGCAACAAATACATCAGGTAATTTAATTATCAAATCAGGAACTACTACTGCATTAACAATGTCAGGAGCCAATGTAACAGTTGCTGGAGATTTAACTATTTCAGGTGACGATCTTGTAATGGCAACTAATACATCAGGAGCTGCTTTAATAGCAGATGGTACAAATTTTAATCCAGTAGTTATTTCAGGAGATATTGCAATAGCAACTAATGGAACAGCTTCTATAGCTGCAGGTTCAATAGTAAATGCTGATGTTAATGCTTCAGCAGCAATTGATGCAACAAAAATTCACGATGGAACAATTTCTAATACTGAGTTTGGCCATCTAAATGGAATTAATTCTAATATTCAAACACAAATAGACAATGTTACTGCTGGTAGTGTTAGTACTATTGATGATGATAATTTCTTTTTAAGAGATAACGCAGATACAACTAAAAAAGCACAGTTTCAATGTTCAGCTATATCTACATCAACAACAAGAACTTACACATTACCTGACGAAAATGGTAACTTAATGACAAGTGTTGCTAACGATACAACACCTCAATTAGGTGGAGATCTTGATATGAATGGTCAAGATATTGTTACTACATCAAATGCAGATGTAGAAATAGCACCAAATGGAACAGGTCATTTAGTTGTTAAAGGCAATACCAATGCAGGTGCTATACAATTAAATTGTGAAGCTAATACACATGGTCAACAAATTCAAGCCCAGCCACATTCTGCTGGTGTTACAAATGAACTAATATTACCAGCTGGAGCTAATTCAACTTTAGTATCTTTAGTTTCCTCTGACACATTAACTAATAAGACATTGACTAGCCCAGTTATTAGTGAGATAGTATCAGTATCAAATGGTAATATAGCGCTAACACCAAATGGTACTGGGGAAGTCAGAATATCAGGTTCAATGAACTCAACTCTTTCTAGTACAGGTAAAGCAATGGTATTAGGATTTTAACAATAGGAGAATAAAAATATGGCAAGTGAAGTATTAAAAGTATCACATACGGCAGGAGTTACAAACTCTGAAAGTGTTTTGCTTAATGGTGTAAGTGGACATACATACACTATTCTGTCAATCACAGTTTGTGAAACAGCTGGTGCAGCAGAAACATTTGATTTATATTTGGACGATGATGGTGGTGGAACAGATTTTGAAATTCTTTCCGACCAATCTCTTGGTGCAAATGAAACTTTTGTTTATAATGACAGATTAGTTTTAGAAGATACAGATCATCTATGTGCATCAACTGGATCATCAGCAAATGTTGATATAATTGTAAGCTATTTAGATCAAACTAGATAATAAAGGAAATATATAAAATGACAGGAATAATTAAAAAAAATGAAGGAAGATCTACAGGTATAGTGGGTTCTGATGCTGCTGGTATTTCAGCAGTTAGTTCAGATCCACCTGGTGCTGAATTAGAATTAGGAAGTGTTTGGTTAAGAACTGATACAAAACAATTAAAATCTTATTTAGTAGGAACAGCAGCTTTTGCAACAGGAACAGCTATGCCTTATGGATTTACACAAGGATCAACAAATGGGCCTTCTTATGAGAATATTACAGAAGTATGTGGATATGGTGGACATCCTAGAACAGGTGGTGATAACGGAGCAAGAGGATATGACCATCAACAATGGAATGGTAGTGCTTGGTCTCAAGCAACTAATCACCCTTACGCAAACTCAGGTTGCTCTTTGACAGGAACACAATCTGCAGGATTAACTTGTGGAGGACATGGAAACCCATCAGGGCCAAATAGTCCAATCCACCCGTCATATTCAGCAACAAATATTTCAACAGAATGGGATGGATCATCTTGGGGATCAACTGCTTCTGTGAATTATGCTTTTTCATCTGCACACCAACAACATGGACATGGAACTCAATCAAATACTAAAATTGTAAATGGTTGGACAGGGCCAAGTCTTTCAAGTGCATCTCAACTTTATAATGGAACATCTTGGTCAGCAGAACCATCAACTCCTTTTACGAATCAATGGTTTGCTGGTGCAGGGCCTACATCAGATTTTATAGGATGGGGAAGTAACACAGCATCAAACTCTTATAGATGGGATGGAAGCTCTTGGTCAACAGGGCCTAGTTTCAGCACACCTAAGTCATCAGGCGAAGGTGCAAGAATTGGAACTGCTAATGGGCCTACAAACACAGGCGTTTTATGTGTAGGTTCAAGACATCCAGCCGTTAACTCAACAGAGTTATGGAATGGAACTTCTTGGGCAACTGATGTAAATTTACACACAGCACCAGCTTTTGGTTCAGCTGATGGAGGATATGCAGGAGGTGGAGATACAGGAGGTGGAAGTGCAAGAGGTTTAGTAATTGGAGGCGCTCCAGGTTATCCTGCATCGGCAGTAGCAGAATATTCAGGAGCTGCATTAGCAGCATTAACATCACCAGCAACATTCGCTTAATTTAGAAAGGAAATATTATGGCAAAAATATATTGTACAGCAAACAACACAGGAAAAGGTTTTATAACTCACGAAGAAAAGGAAAATAACGTTCCTTTAATAGTAGAAGGATTACCAGCAAATGTGTGGGAAGTTGAAAATAATAGTACAGGTCAAGCTTGGATAGCAAAAGTCAAAGGTGTTTCTAAAACTAAAGATGAAGCTCAAAGTTTAATAAATACTGAAATTACAGCTAGTCAAAATGCTTGGGATGCTTTATCAGACGATCATTTTGATAAAGAGCCACCAAAAACAAGACCTGTAGCAATAACAATACCCTAGTCAATTTATTCACATATTGACAAATATTTGAGTATTCTGATATATCTTAATTTATGTCAAAAAATATAAATCCTCTAATTCCTGTAGAAGATGATCTTTTAAAAATACTTAGCGAAGAAGAAGTAAAAGACTTTAAAGCTATGAGAGCAGAGCTTCAAGAGACTTGGAAGAAAAGACAAATATTTAGAACAGAAACAGAGATGCGTATTTCTGTTTTAGATGATTTAAAACATCCTACTCACGCAGCTAAATATTGGCAATCAGTTAGAGAACAAAACGTATTTTTTGAACAAATTATAATTTTATCTTTTGAATACAGGAAGTTTCAAATAGAAGTAAAAAAAATAGAAAGAAATATTAAAAAAGAAAAAGACGAATTAGAAAAGGAATTGTTACTTGTAAACTTAGATGAAAAGAAATTTGCTTTAGCAGATATGTTATTGACTGCAAAAGATAGAATGAGAGAATTAAGATTATGGTCAAAAATAAAAGCTGAGTTAAAAGAAGCAGATCCTAATTTTGATGATCAAAATGTTAATACTCATCAACAAAAAGCACTTCCAATTAGATTAGCTGAAACAATTAAATTTTTTGAAAAAGCAAATGATCCTGATGGAGCTAAGAATATCGCATCTCAATTAGTTACTGCTGAAAGACTTATGAAAGAGGGAAAGATACCTTCTTTAATAAAAAAAGATCAAATTAGAAATGATAAAAGCGATAAATAATTTTCTAACAAAAGGTGAGACAGATTTTCTTAAAGATTATTGGGAAACAAGAGAACCATCACTAAAGGCTTGTGGTCAATGTGATAAAGCAGTTTCAACTTATGCTGACTTTACAAGTGAATCTTTATTAAGAACTAAACAACACTTAGTAGAAGAAGCTATGGGAATAGAACTCCTACCGACTTATTCTTTTTCAAGGTTGTATTACAATGGAAGCGAACTTACAAAACACGTTGATAGACCTTCTTGTGAAGTCTCTGTTACACTTTGTATATTTGCAGACAAAGAATGGCCTATATGGTTTCACGAATTAAAAGATGGAAAAGCTGATCCAAACAAAAAACCTTTATCATTATTTACACAAAATGGACAAGCAGTAGCTTATGAAGGCTGCAATTATGAACATTGGAGAGATAAATATAATGGCAAAAAATGTATGCAAGTATTTTTACATTATGTTAGAAAAGAAGGAAGATATTCTTCTTTTAAATTAGATGGAAGAAAGTTTTTTGGACAAGAAAGACAAGAAGCAATTAAGGATATTTGGAAATGATAATATTAGAACCTAAATGGAAATCTTATATTGTTGAGTCTAACGATCCTATTTTTACCAAAGAACAATGTGAACATATTATAAGAGTGGGTCAATCTATGGAGCAAAAAAAAGCTGAAGTAGGTATAGATACACTTGATAAAGAAGGAAAAAAAATAACTACTGACAAAGGCACAATTGATTTTAAAAAAAGAATTACTACAATCAGTTGGTTACCATTTGGAAATCCTGATACTATACCTATGTATCAAAAAATTGAAAATTGGGTTAGAAATGTAAATAGTAATCATTTCGGATTTGACGGAATACAAATAACTGAAAACGCACAATATACAGAATATCCAACAGGAGCATTTTACGAGTGGCATACTGATAGTGAAGTTAATATGAAAAATATGCCTCCAGTTAGAAAAATTTCTATGACTTTATTATTATCTGATGAAAAAGATTTTGAGGGTGGTGATTTAGAATTAATAGATGACAAGAGTAGACCAAAAATGAAACAAGGACACGCATTATTTTTTGCAAGTTTTATTAGACATAGAGTAACACCTGTTACTAAAGGAAATCGTAAGTCTTTAGTAATGTGGTTTGGTGGCCCATCATTTAAATAATTTAACAATAAAAATATGGCAAATACTTATCAATTTAAAGGTGTTGCATTAGCAACAGGAAGTGAAACTGCATTATTAACTGCTGCTTCAGATGAAACTCTTATTGTAAAATCTATTAGAGTAACTAATAATACAAGTAATACACCTACATTATCATTTGATGTTTTAGATAACTCAGCTAGTACTGAGTTTACAATACTAAAAACACAGACTTTAGCAGCTAATACTTCTGTAGAAATATTAACAGTTCCTTTAATTTTACAATCATCAGATTCTTTAAAAGCTACAGTTAGTAGTACAGATTCAATACATTTTGGTATAAGCTACTTATCAGTCACATGATCGAATTACATTATATACCAACTAAAGATGTTAATGATGTTTGGGGAGTAGTTAAAACAGATGTAGCTAATGCTTTAAATAGATCTAATCGTTATGCTTTAACTGACCATATTAAAAAATGGATTTTGGAAAACAAAATGCAGTTATGGATTCTTTGGGACACAAAAGCTGACGATAAATCTAAATATTATGGAGTTGTAGTAACAGAGATAATACAAAGACCATTACAACGATGTTTAAATATCAGAATTATGATTGGTAGACATCGTGAAAAATGGCAACATTTAATTAAACACATAGAAGATTTTGCATGGAAAAACAATTGCGACTTACTCGAGTTAGTTGCTAGACCAGGTTGGAAGAAAGTTCTTAAACCTTTTGGTTTTACAGAAACCCATGTACTATTAGAAAAACATAAAAAGGAGAAAAAATAATATGTCATTTGGAGGAGGATCATCATCAGGTGGTGGGGGTACTACTATACAAAGTAATGAACCTTACGCACCAGCACAACCAGCATTAAATCAAATGATTACTGATGCTAGTGCTATTTACGGACAAGGGCCACAATATGTGGCTCCAACGACACAACAGCTTTCAGGTTTAGCTGCACAAGAAAATATAGCAGGACTGGCAAATACGCAAATTGCAGATACAATTTCAGGGCAATATTCTAATCCTTTTTTATCTCCTTTAATTGCTGATGTAGCATCAAGTGCATACACGAATGTTGCTCAACAATTTTCAGGTGCAGGTAGAACTCCAGGCAGTCCTATGTCTCAACAACAAGTTACGACACAAATAGGGAAACAGGCATTACCTTTAGCTTTTCAATCATATGAAAATGAACGTAATAGACAGTTACAAACTGCTAGAGCTGTACCAAGCTTAACAGCTGTTGGAGA